GATCTAGGATCTACCTACACATGTGCTGTATATTACGAGACGAAGAAACAACATTTCAAGATTCCCGTGAATGGGTGTTACGTCGTTCAAAAGAATGAACGCGGTTATGTTCATATCAAAGCTTCGCATGAAGTGAACCATCTGCTGTATGATGTCGCGGAACATATCATCAACGTTGTCAAGAATAACTTTTCTACTTGGTTCAACAGCCAAATGAGTGAAGACCTTGTAGACGATTTCTTCAGCCACCCATTGACGTATGATAAGAAGTATGGTGATGTTATCAGAGCAAAAGTTGACAATGTAGATATTGTTACCGACTTGAATCAACGTTCAAATCTTGTGTTGGTGCTAAATCACATTCGCATATACAAGCAAAAGTTCCAGCTGGAATGGACCATAGAGTCGATAGAATGTTCTTCGGATGATGTATCTGATGATGAAGGCTTTGAGATTCCTCTGGATGAGATTAAGCAGGAATACATCGAAAAATTGTCACAGAAAATTGATGTGCTCAACGAGCAGCTAGCTCTTCTCAAAACTTGCGATAATAAAAATCTGGTAGCCACTTTGGAAGGAGTGTTATCCGTTTTAGAAGCCTGAAAAACTTTTTCTCTTGTTTTTTTATAGTGTATAATAATAAAATGGCTTTTGACAAACACATGATCCTGAGGACTGTGCTCATCCTAGTAGCGGCCGTTGTTCTGTTTGCTCTTATTAGCTATTACAACACCAAGCAAAGTGCTATGGCTTCTGAAAAGTTCTTTGAAGACCAGCTGGCTGCTATCAAGGCACCATCTCCAGTTCCATCCCAAAACATGGTTGCTCGCCCCGCACCTGCCGCTCAGCCAACCCCTGCGCAAGGCGAGGTTTCTCCTGCCGAGGAGTCTGAAGACACCTACCGTGCTGTGGACTTCGAGGTGAAGCAAGTACCAAATGACTGTTTCCCCAAGGACCGTCTCACTGCCGAAGATCTCCTTCCCAGTGATGCAAGTTCAAAGTGGGCTCAAGTAAATCCCGCTGGCCAAGGTGATGTCAAAAACATCAACTTTCTATCTGCAGGTTTTCACGTAGGTATCAATAGCACTGGTGGTAGCATGAAGAACGCCAATCTACAGCTCCGTAGTGAGCCTCCTAACCCCAAGGGTTCATGGCCCATCATGAACAGCTCATACACTCCCAGTGATCTTCTCCGACGCCCTCTCGAGATTGGTGGAGATTGTTGAGAAGCATATAAGGACAAGTCCTTATCTATCCTGTAGATGTCTTCCCAACCAAAGAAAAAAGTTCCCGACAGCAAGGACTTGTTGATGAGCTCTTTGTCCAAGTTTTATAACACCAAAAGCAACATTACAAAGATTCTACCTATATTAGAAGGTACCTCTCCTGTATCACTGCGTCTTATTGATTGGTTTGTCACGAACTATTCTAAGAAGTACAACAACGTGATTACCAAAGAGGTCCATAACAATGTAATACACTTCAATGTGTACCTAAGTTACCGTTCTCAGCTGAAAGCGTATTCGAAGCAGTTGTTCGATCCATTTCGTCGCAGAGAACGGATTGCTTTTACTTACGACCAGTCGTCACGCAAGAGTATCGAAACAACCATCGGTCAATTGAACTTTTTTAGGTGGGTAATTCAGAATGACATACTGGATTACATGGAAAAACATCTCGTGGATATCGAAGATGACATGTTGAAGACGCATAAAGAAAATGTAAAAAATGCAAATGCAGACAACTCTGTAAAAAAGAAGAGAAATCAGTTATCAAAGGCAACTATTGCAAACGTTAACATGGTCTCCGGCCGGAGAGTTGTTCAATTTGACTGATAATAAGTCATCTATTTTTTTTTGCAGCGAGGATATACAACTATCGTTTACGATCAATATATCTTCTTTTATTTGCTCGAATTCCTTTTCACTTGCATGTTGGGACGAGACGATGTTTGGTCTTTGTACTTTAATGACGTACACGTTTTCTTTTTGGAAATGCTCTACCAAGTATTCGTATTCATGAACAAACCGCATATCAGATATTACGTATACATCTTTCGAATTCAGTTTTGCTACCACTGACGATATCCAGAACTTCCTGCCAATGTTGGGGAGCAACTTTTGAATCTCATACTGCATTATTTCCGTACCAAGAAATTGCATAGCAGCTCGTGGAGTTATACCCCACGACTTATCAATAGAATCTTTAGATTCACACTCTAGTTGTTCTTGTGTAAAGCCGAACAACACACTAACAGTTTTTTTGAGAGTATCAGCTATCTTGACATGCTTATAATCGTACTTTTCACATATATAGTTTGCGATAGTATCCTTTCCACTCCTCATAACACCACAAATAGCAATAACTTTTGGCACCATTCTTGTAGTTGAAACACAACAATCTTTTATGTAATCAAATTTTATGCTATGGAAGTGTTAGATATACTTGCTGATAACATCAAGGATAGAAAGACCCTATGTATACTACATGAGGTGGTACCTTATCATTTGAAGAAACACTATCGACGATCTTCTGGGTTGTTGTCGATTCACGAAACCAATATGATGATCGATAAAAACAAAAAACAAGTAATTCTAAGTGGTCTTACAGAAAGATCAATTAGTACTATGATACACGCATTACAAAGTCTAAAAGACAGTTACATAGAAACAGTTGCCAATACATGGGACGTTGTATGGGCACAAGACGCAAAAATTAAGTTGACAACAGGAAACGTTAGATACATAGTGTTTTCAAACACGCGCCCTATGAGAATTGCAATTCCCTTCATTGATGTGAAACAGTCTGAAACTAATAACATAAGTAAACTCGCAACATTTCATAATAAATTTGTAATCTTCGAGAGGAAGTGAATCTGGCATCTGTTGCAACTCGGCAAAGTTGAGATATATATCATCCTTTCCTATGTCCACATCAGGAGGTTGTGTGTCTAAAATAATGTCGATGCCTGCCAAGTTCATTTTATCCCTTAATTGCTGGAACTGCTCTATTGTCAAAGAGTTCACACTAACTATGTGACTTCCGTTTCCGTGCATTAGGATTAGTCCTTTACAAAACAGATCGAGACATAAGTAAAAGAAATCTTTAGCAGATTCCAAACCATTCAAAGACAAGTCTATTAATGCATTGTTAACATTCTTTGTGAACATAAATTCTGCGAGATGATCTATATGCATATCAACCTCCAACATTCCATTACTTTATTTATAAGAATTACTTCTTCTTGACAGGTGTAATCTTCTTAACAGGGAGAGGCTTTGGAGGAGCCTCCAACTCGTCATCACTGGACTCCACATAATCCTCTTGTACAGGATCCTCAATGGAAGCACTGTCAAACACTTCCTTAGGATCGGTACCATGTGTTTCATCCACCTCCTCATCATCTAGGTCGTCGGCAACAGTGTCCTCAATCTCCTTGAATGCATAACCCTTGATTGTAGCTGGGGGGCTCACACGCATTTGAACCACCTTGAATGAGCAACCGAACTTTCCTCCAGCAATCCACACACCCATACAACGAATGATAGCTGAGATCCTTGAACCCTTAGTTTCGATGCTGTTCAGATCAACTAGCGTCTTGTTCTTGTCATACACCTCGCACTCAAATCGATCATCACGGAATGGAAGACCGATCTTGAACGTGGGAGGATACTTGTCAGTCACCTCACCAGTAGCCTTGTCCTTTGGATACTTGATGGATGGAGTGTACAAAGCCTCTACCACATCTTCTGATGTGTACTTCTTCTTGAACCATGTTTGAGAGTTCTCCATAGCACTTGTGATCAAGCACTTGTCAAACTCTTGAAGGCCCTGGAAGAACTGCTCAAGAGGCTTGCGTGCGTCCTTACCCTTGAAAGACAAGTCAATATGGTACTTATCAGCGCTCTTGCCGTCGTTGTTTACCCACTTGCTAACACCAAATGGTGCTGACATCTCGGGTGTTTGGAACTGGAGTGGCTTTCCGTTGTAACCAACATAGATGATCTTTCCGCCATTATCCAGAACACGAGGAGTGCTGAAAGTCAGCTTGCTAACATTGAACTCGCCGGGAATAATGATGCTGTCCATTGTTGTTGTGATAATGAGTTGATGTCTTATATACTGAAGTGATATTCACATCTTTAAGTGTTTTTCAATTTTTTCATCAAAACGAATTACCAATTGTTTCGATTATTAACGATTTTGCCCGTTCGATATGACTAGTTATCTTACCAACCGTTGTTTTTACTCTTTGTGCATCGGTGTTATCCAGGATTTTCTCGAGTAATGTAATGTAATCGTTGAAGAAACATGCCAAAATCATTAGCTCACCCTCTTCGAAATTTTCCCCACAGCTGAACTGGAACTCTTGCACTTCAACATCTCCTAGCCAAGCCTCCTGACCATAATACACCGTCGTTATTGGATAAGAATCATCGTCAACATAAAATGTATCTATCTCATCCTCAATATCGTGAAACATTGCTTCGTCCAAATAACAATACAACTCGTTCATCAGTGTACATGACCCTAACGTTTTGCATTTCACAATATGACGAATCGCCATTACAACAGTTTCGACTACGATGTTCCCGGAAACTTTGGTTTTTCGAATATTGTCTATCAGATAATGTCCTCGTTTGTTGAGGAATACAAGTCGCTCAGAGAAGGAAAGATGTTTCTCGAGTTGTCCATAAACATCGTAATCATCTTTGTACAGCTTGAAAGCTACGATGTCATGGGATGGTACAGCCACAGGGGTTACGTACTCTAGTAACAAACTTTCCATGTCAATGTTTTCATATGTTTCTATGTCTTGAACATCTATATAGATTGATTTGCTCATACTGATAAGAAAAAAGAAAAAACTGCTGTCATTTCTGCGAGCTCATTTCCGCGAGCGACTCTTAACATATCCTATGATAGTCAAAAACAGAATGACGACTTGCACTACAATCGTATAGAATGACACGTTCGTTATTGCACCAAAATAACCATCTCTGTTTTCCACCTTGTTATATACGTACAACAAAACGATGGAAATATACGTAATCATATATACAGATAACAACATACCAAAAAACTGTGCATTGTACTTGTAGAGCACCAATAACACTACAGATGCTATGGCACCGGCCACAATAAGACCTACATTTTTAATTTGATCGCTTAGCGTCATCTATCTAGTATATACGCACATAATCTATTGAGTTTTTTTGATGTTCTTCCAGTAGTATTGGTCATAGGCTAGCTTTCTCCTGTTAGCATTTACTTTCACGACTGCATAAATGATTATAGCCCAGGCAATAAGAACGACAGAAACAACAACTGTCATTGTTTGTTTGGAAAGTCGGTTCAAAAAGAACAAGCTAACTACGATAACAATACCACAAACTACCACTAACGTGAAGTACATCAAGTTACATCTCATAGCGTATTCTTTGATAGCATAGTCTGTCAAAAAGTATGTTTGCTTGCTTTTGAGGGACATGGTTCTCATTCTCTGATCAGTACTTGACAACTTATCTAGCTCAACATTGTGCATTTTTTGTAGGTATATGTTCAAATTATAGATCTCATTGTAATTGTTCAGTTCATGAGTCAAGTCTATATACTGAGTCTTATTTGTATTAATATCTTCTTCTACTCCCATTTTAATTGATTACGAGGAAAAAAAATAGGATATGATCATCAGGGTAACCTTGTACATGAGCACGACAGTTATCAGTCCTGCAGCTCCAATCATAGCAAATTCTGCTTTGTTCAAGTATATCAATGTTGCCGCTAGCACAATAACCAAAAACACAACACTAAGCACAATGTAATACTCTAACAGCTTATTCGCGTATTGCTTGTTGATAACTTTAGTACTTTCGTTCAAGTTCCTCAGAGCGACTTGAGATTTGTACATTTCTTCTTGTAGTTGAGACACGTCATTGGATTGATCTTGCACTTGATTAGACAGTAACCTCAAGCTTCTGATCATTGATTTTGTTGACGATACCTCATTTGCGGTATTGGAAAAGGTGGCTCCTGGAATGAAATTAGTATTGATAGCATTGAGATATTGGTTTATGTTGTCCAATATCGTAGATATCTGAGCGCTCACCGTTTGGTCCCTCAGCACAGTGAAATTGGAAATGTCGGAAGGGTTTTCAGTTGCTGCTCTATCGACCTTGCGTTTGATGGCGAGCACCCATCCAAGAACATATGTAATCATCGTAAAAGTACACCAACGCATATTGATGTAATCGCCTTGGGCTTTGTAGCGTTCGTTCATCGCTCCAAGGTATGCATATTGCACGACTGGATACATTGTCTTCAAGTAATGATCGACCACAAGTTTCTTGAAGTAATCTGCTACATCTGCATCGCTGGCGTAAAACGTTTTTTGAGGGATGTTCAGATTCCTAACTATGTGCGTTCTCAGCTTGTAGTAAAACGCTGAAGTGAAAGAACCAGTTCTCAGATCGGCAAAGTTGGCATTGTCGTTTGCTTGTGGTTCTTCTTGTGCTAGTAAAACAAGAGAACGGAATGTTTGCTCGACAATGAGATCATGAAGAGTATTGATACGAGTAGTGTTCATAGTAGACAACTCCTCAACTGCTTGGGCCATCTGAGGACTGGTTGCTGCATCAATAGTTGGCAACGACGCTCTTGACGACATATAAAATGGTTTACAAATAGAAGTTACTATCATGTTGAGATATTGAGAAAAGTTTTCGTTATAACGTGCCCGAGACACATTTACATTGTTCAAACTAAAACTATAGTTTCCAGAACTGATCACTTGCAAAGCACTTGAAATCTTTGACGCAGAAACTACAGTTTTGTATGTGGGCTTTACGTACACGCTGTATTGGTCTGTAGGAACAGGTGCTGAACTGCATACAGGTGGCACTGTGTTGATTCCATCTAAGAAAGTGAAAGGCGGTGTTGCCTGAGGAGATTCTGTGAAGACAACGTTGCTTGTCGTTGCCTTTGCCATAACATCTCCTTCACGCTGAGTCAAGACAGTATATGCTTGCATGTCATTAAGAAAAGCGTTTGTTTGTGCAACATACTCGAACGTTGTGGCTGTAGTGTGCATGTTATAAAACAATGGGTTAACAGTATATGCATTACTTGCCGCCACATCCGAGTTTTGAAAGTATCTCGACATTTTATCTTTCAGAAGAAATAATACTAAACACACACCCGGTAGATGATATACTCTCCTGCGGTAGGACTGTTTCGAGTGATGCGAACAACATCACCAGATTTTAAGCCAAGATACTTTGCCATTGGATCGCTTTTCATAATGACAGGCAATTGATGCTTGCTCTTTAGACTGTATTCATCCATAATTTGTTTTATCGTTTCTTGATCTCTAACAACCTCGTGTTTTGGAACAAGACTGTGTTTAGAAATGTTGATCTGAAGAAGCTTCAGTTGATGCACCTCGCGCGGTGTCTTGTGAGTTGCCAATTGTTTCATGTATGTCGATGAGATTACATCATTAATAACAAGCAATACCAATTGCGCAACCTCTGCATCCGCTTCCTCGAGATACTTCTTAATGTCAGAATACTTGAACTTGTTACCTGTGTGATAGATAACATGAATTCTATGAGGCAACAAAACTCTAAACACTGTTTTATTAAAATCGGCATCGATTGTTTCGAACATAGCATTCTTATCAATGCCGGTCATCTCAAACTCCCTATCCTCCAACATCTCTATGATTGTTCTGAAACTGCGTGATACAGTTGACATTGACATTTATGATAGTGGATCTTTTATATGAATGCATAAAATCAAATTTTTATTACAGATCATCATCAGCCATGCCAAACATGTCTCCTGTTTTCAGCTTGCACTCCAAGAAAGCTTCAGCTCCGTTTAAGCGTTGTAGCTTGAGGTGCTTTTCAAGTGCAATCCTCAAGTTCTTGCGAGTAATTGTGCTCTTCATCTGAGGGGCATTGTCTTTGACCCATGTTTGGAACCTTTGGAACACGTCAGTGACTGTCACAAACGCTTGCGCATCTCCGGGGCGCTTTTCGATCTCTTGTTCATAAAAGTCCATCATAATATCATTGCTACGCTGATAATCACGAGTACACTTCAGGACTTCATCGGGCTCCTTGATACCTTCAACTACATACTTCTTGTAATACTCGATTAGGAGGCTCATAAAGTGTTCTTGCCATTCCTCCATCTTCTTTCGCAAATCCTTGTCCATCATGAACTCATTCGGATTTTCTGGGTTGGGGTTCTCGCAGAACCTACTTGTAAATTCTACAACACGGATGCGGCGCCATGTACCACCATCATCACTAGGAACATTCGGAAGGTGATTGCAAGTCAACACCATCTTGAACTGAGGCTTGAACTCGATAGGATCTTTGTGCAGTTGACGTGCGATAATCTTGTCTCCACCCGTCAGCTCCTTCATCAATCCTACATTCATTTTCTCGTCTTCACTGGGTTCTTGCAGAACCGCAAAGCGCCTACCCTTTGATCTAGCAATCTCGGGTGTAGGTGCATTCGAAGAAGCTCGTTTCATGGTCAGTAATGTAATTGGAAACTTGCAACAGTATTCCCCAAATGCCATCTCGAAAAACTCAACAATAACACTCTTTCCGTTTGAACCACAACCTGTCCATATGTGAAACTTTTCTTCGCGAACTGACCCGTTCAAGAAAGAACCCATCAATTTCATGACATACTCGCGTATATGTGGCTTGACAAAGATAGTCGATATGATCTTATTGATCCCTACTTGGGCTTCATGAGTTGCATCATAAGGTACGTAGTTGATACGTGTGCTCATCGATACATAATCATCAGGACGGCCTTCACGGAACTCAAATGATTCCAAATCATAAACTCCATTCTCGAATCCAATCAGATGACACTTACTATCTAGTTTCTCCTCGAACTTTTCAATGTAGAATAGTTCACGACATTCCTTGATAATGTTATCTTTGAATGGGCTCTGTTTCAGCTTCAACGCTATGTTGTTCAACTTCTTGGTGAGCTCGGCATTGCGTTGTTGAGCATCGCTGTCTGTAGAAGGGCTCGCTGATTGCAAGTTAATCTTGCCGATAGCCTTCTGATATTCTCTGAACACGTCTGTAGAAATGCTTGCTCGTAGACTGTAAGCTCCGTCGCACATACACCATCTATGATCTTTGAACTCGTACCACGTGTTGTTTCGATTGTTGACACACACATAATCATATTTGAACATGAAATGCACAACTTTAGCGATATCATAATGCGTCTCTGTCTTGCTACTGATAATGAGAGCATGTAGATCTTGCTCCATCAACTCCTTGAACACATCTGGATTGTCTTGTTTCGCCCACATGCAAAGAGTTCCGATGCTCAATCCATCATCTCGCATCATATTCCAGTATCGCTCACAAACGCCATCCTCGAACTTTTCGCTTTTCTTGCTGAAGTCGATCCATTTGTCCAATAAACGATGGTCAATATTTCGAAGGCACCAGCCCGTTCTGATCCAAGTATCGTAGCTATCTGCACGATCTGCCTTCAGGATGTCTACAATCTTTCCAACCCATTCGATGTTCTCGCACTCATTCTTTGAAAGGTTCTGCTTGAACATAGGCTTGTTCATGTCTACCGTAGGTTTTCTGCGCTTTTGTTCGAACTCTTTTACTTCTTCAGCCTTCTCAATTTTTAGTTTTGAAGCGTCAAACTTGTTACGGATACTGAACAAAGTCGGATCGCCAACCGATGTATTAGTGTACTTTATTCCCGAAGGCGTTACCGTAAAAGTGCCTGTTACCTTGTAGGCTTCTCCACTAGGTTTCTTGCTTCCGTACATCTGCCAATTGTTACGTTCTATCACTGCTTCGTCAACAACATCCTCAATCTGGTTTTTTAAGCCTAAATGGCTGAGTAATGTAGCGATGTCTGCAAGCACATTCTTACGAATAATGTACTGAACTGAAGGTGGCGTCACGATATCCGGAATGACGATGTGAATGCCGTCCTTCATGAACTTCTTGTCAGCAACGGGACCTGATTTTTCCATCAAGTAGATAGTGTATTCAGGAACGTCTACATATTTTGCTATCTCAGTTGCGTAAATCTTAACAATACCTTCAATATCTTTGATGTTATACTTTCGAGTTGTCACTTCCTTGTCAAACCTGAAATCAAGATCAATCAAGAACGGACCTATATCACGATGTTTTTCAGTCATGTAAAGGTCTTCTCCAGCCAGGTAAGCTTGAGTATATCGCGCCATAAAGTCGTCCATGTCATCTGGTGAAACATAGAAGGAACCTGATGGCTTGATGATACTCGTATGGGTGTATTGCATGCCTTTGGAAACGGCAAAACGAGACATGTACGAGCAGAAAGATCCTCTTAAGTAAGCCATAAGTTATTATATGTGTAGAAGTTTTAAGTGGTTTTTGTTACGTTTCAGCTATCGAACAGTTATCGATATTTAAATTTGCGATAACCTAACCAAAAATGAGGCACAGAGACTTAAGGATCGGTTGTAATATGTGAGTATGGATCCTCCAACCGATCTGATGTTAGGATTGATAGCAAATCAAAAGAGGTTGAAACCAAGACAGGATAACATCTTAAGAGAAGCAATTCAAATTTTTGAATCCAAGGTAATGGCCAACGAATGTGCCAGGAGGAATCCAAAAGAGTTCTCCGAGTTTCTATTGAAAAATACCCCGGGAATATTGGGAGCATTTGAAAAGCGTCAAACGTGATCATCTGGGGGTCGATATAGCACGTCTCGAATCTTTACCATTTTCCCATCTGTAGGCATCCTTTGACAAATATCTTCGAAAGGAATACCTTTCAACATTTGAGTAATAAAAACTTGAGAAAAAACACCACATTCAGTGTTCTGGAACTGCTTAGGAATCTTGTTGTATTTACATTGAAACTTGGTTCGTGAGTTTGGCCAAATGGTAGCAACTTCGTTGCATATACGATCCATAAACTTAGTAACATACTTTTCCCTGTTATAAAGATCTGGTTTATAACCTATCGAATCATAATAGTAGATTCCGAACTGTTTTGAACGCTTGTCCACGTCACAATACAAGGCAACCCAATGACTTCCTCCTTGTGTGTGCTTGTCTAAATTTAACACGACTGCAAAACGCTTCTTGCCTGTTGCAAGAAACTCCCTTAAATTGAAAAAGCACAATGAGTCCCCTATGCACTGCCCCATTGCATTTCTATCTGTAAAGTCTATAGGGTACACTCCAAAGAAGCGAAACGATTTGTAGCGAGCTTCATATTGGTTCATAACGTTCAAGATATCGTAAGTGTTCAACCACGTCTTTGGATCTGATAACCATTTACGAGGTTTCTCAGGCCTATATGCTTGAGATAATATCTGAAAACGGACAGATGGATCCAGGTTCTGGAGTAAACACGTCTCTTGGGTTTCTTTTGGACACTTGGGTCCAAGTTGTTTCTTTATCGACTTGACCATGTTTTTGGTTGAAGTTTTCGCAGACGTATCAACGTTAACACTGGCCGCCACCTTTTGTAACTCAGATCTCGTCAAACAGGTCCCATGTTTTTGACCTATGTCAAACCGAGAAGGAGAACAGTGTAAGTCTGCCATTTTGTATAATGTGAACAAAAACGCACAACGAAAGTTCTGTATATAAGAAAGAACTAAGAACAACATGTAATGACCAGCTACATCAGCATTCCAGTGGTTGACCACGAGACTGGATATGTGTGTCAATACTTGCGTGTATCGTTAAATAGTCTTTTTGCCCAACGTAATGTAGTTTACCTCAAAGATCTTTAGCGGGCAAATGACATGCTATTGTACTTTCTTTTTTGTTTGAAACTTGTGAACAAAAGTTCAAACGAGTGATCAACCCCATTAAAGTCATATGGATTTCCATCGCGATCGTAGAAGGATATATTCAAACGCTGAAGACGAGCTAAGGGAGGCGTAAACTTTTTCAGTACGTTGCTATCATTGCGAATATTATTAGTACTTTGGGATTCGTACAGTACCGCGAAAGAGTTGTTTACTGTATCATTGGAGCCTTTGTTGCTAGTGAATTGATCTATATACATCACCATATACTTGTAGTATTCCAAATTGACCTTGTTCGCAGTTTTAAGACTGCGCGAGGTGCTCGTATAAGTCTTTTGGGGACTGAATCCAAGTACATGCGCAAATGATTGAGCATTCTTTGATGCAAAAGATATCGTAAAGTCTGATGTAGTATGCGAGAACACCAACTTTCCGATCTTTGAAATGTACGATACGGAAAATCCTGAAGACACGCTGTTCATCTTGGATTGGATTTCGGTGGCCAACTCTGATGCCGAGTAGTCACCATCATCTAAAGTTACCTCATAGATTGAACTAGACGGAAACTTGAATGAAAAGCTGTTGTGGTAAGAATTCACCAAGTATCCAGAGAAAGGAACGTCGCAACTGATCAGCTCTGCGATCACAATATCCTCGATATCATCTTGCAATGGAATGTTGTACGCAGATGGCGTCGGATGAACTGATACATCACGATCTTTGCTATCAACAACATGGCGGGGATACCGGTTTTCTTCGTATTCGAACTCTGGAGGCTTAATAACGGCGTTGTTGTACCAAACTTCCTCTTGCATTTGTAATTTATCTTACGTTTTTTTATTGCTCAAAACTTTCTGAACGAACCATAAGTAAAATGATATTTCTGAGCAACGAGAACCTTGTACAAATCAATTCTATTTTTGGTGAGTACATGCATGACAAATACAACATCGATACCTCTACTTATGATGATTTGTCGGAAGTGACACCGAAGTTCATGAAAATTGTGGCTGGAAACGCTCAAGGTGTAGAAAGCATCAAAGACTTGAACATTTTGGTTCTAGGTCAACTGAGAAGGTATTATTTGTCTCGTACGATGCGAGACAAGGAGATACATGGAAACAGAAAAGTTGTATTCAAAGAGTCCATGCCAATCGATGCGGGCAGTGACAAAAAGAATATAGATCTGTTCAAGAAAGCAGAGACATTGGAGGCAAGACGAAATGCCGAGTTTGCAGTGCCACGCCCTCCAGAACCAGATAGTGGTGTCAAAGAAGTGGCTGAGAACATGGATGATTTTTTGGCGCGTGTCAAAGAATTGGAAAAAGAACGTGAGACGGAGGCTGTATCAAACAAAGAAGTAAAAAACATCGAATACTTGAGCGCTGGTGCGGCAGCCCGCAAACCGTTACCGATCGTCAATGTGAACAAAAACTTACGTGTTGCGAAAGATAACTTAGTGTCCCTGAACGAGGGTTATTATTATATCAAATGTTTGTCGGTGAAATATAATACCGAGGATTTTGATCATATTATTGCTATCAAGATATCGGAAACACCTGTAGTATTTAAAATGACCGATTACTCGTTAGTCGGAGACAAATCCACCGTCATGTACGAACCTATACTTTCGAACGACAAAGTGAATATTGACCCCAGTTTTGTTTGTCCGCCTGGTTGGATAAGCTTTACTATCGTGGTTCTTAAGGCACCCAATTAATTTGAAAAAAATTAACATGTTGAAACATGTAATCTCGTTAAAATTGATGATGACTTTGACTTCTAAAATTTGTGTCAGACTGAAAAATGCCGCAAACCTTTATTCACTCCGCCCGCCATCCCACCATCCTCATCTTGAAGATGGGACGTATCCGACGTTTTGGTGAGACTGCTTTGGTTGTCAATGTAAACAATAACATCCCTATCATCCAGTACTTTGACTATCCAGAGTTCACCTTTGATGATTACCCGTGCAAAAAAGAAATCGACGATTTCACGACATGTGATTTGATTTTCAAGGCATGTCAATGGTTCATACCTTATATGGATAACAGCGAATTGACTCCTATTTACCGAAATGCAATCTTGCACCTAGATGGCATTATTGCCAGCATTCCAACCCATTCCACAAATCGCATCGAGCTCATCAATAAGCTCAAGTTCTATATTTCATTGGGCTTGATGCCCCTCGCATTGGCAAAACTTGAGATGCTCATGGAGGATGAGGCAATTGCTCGTCTTCAGTGGCGCAAGGCCATTCAGATTCAGACAAAGTGGCGTGATATTATCGCTAATCCTTACCATATCATCTGCCAACGCAGGCTGATGCACGAGTTTTATGACATGCTAAACCAAAAAAACTATCTCTAACGTTCATTTGCTATCAAGAGTCCATAACCGTCAAAACCTATGACAACTGAAGCTGAGAATGCTACACCACTTTCCTTGTCCATGATGTGAAGTCGTCCGCTGTTAATAAGCTTTTTTAGTTTTTCAGCGATATCCTTCAGGTCATCTGGTATAGGAGATAGACGTTTCATATATTCATCTTTATTATCTTCCATAAGCCGTTCATAATCATACTTACCAAACTGATTGATAGTTTCTTTTGATGGCATTTTTTTGACAATCTTTCTTTCATTAACCAAATTCAATTTTTTTCCTAACAAGAGGACCGATCATCGTTCCCACAATCTCGGATGCCGTTGTGATGGGCACTACTGCTCTGCAATATGGGCAGGAGTATGACGTCTTCAACCATGTCCGGATACAATTTCCATGAAACTCATGATTGCAAGGCAACACCTCCAAACCAACGCTGTCCTCCAGGCAAATCGAGCAGGTAGAATTTACACTAGAACGTGGCATTTTTGATGCTTGTCAAGGTCGATTTTAAAACAAAACTTCATTTTTTGAAGATTTCAATATATAAGGGTTCAAATATTTAAAGAATCACTTATGTTGCATTGTCTCAAGAACAAAAACACTTATGTCAAGTGTGATAACTCACACGTTCTCGCGGTAAATAATATTGATGTAGCCCGTCGTCTATCTAGTATCGTATCATCGAACAATGTGAGTAGTTACACAACAAATGTGAAATCAGCTAGACAGTTTGATGCAATGAAAGAAAGCCTGGTTCACTATGGGGTATGCCCAGATCGTCTACAGTTTGTCAGAGCAAGGGAAGTAAATGTTATTATCGACAAAAGAGGTACTCCTACTTCAAGTACATTCATAGAAAACATGCATCCTTATGCTTTGGTTAGCATGGCGATGTTTGACAATCAGCCTGTAATAGTTGCTGAAAGTATTACAGATGACCATGAAGAGCTGATTTGTTTGCAAGGATTCGCGATTGAAAAATAATAGCATACAAAAGTATACGATATGGATAACAAACACAAGAGAATATTATTGTTTTTGATTGGTTGTATGGGCACGCGATACGGCCTAGCTTATTTAGCGTACAAGTACACTAATTGGTTGCGATTTATGGGATATCTTGCTTTGATACCTGCTATCGGATTCATGATCATATACCTTGGAGGATACAGAAAAACAGGTCCGGAAGTGTTTGGAGATGTAATATGGTGGAACAACCTGAGACCTGTGCATGCAGCGCTGTACTTTACGTTTGCTTATTTAGCTATCACTGGCGTCCATCAACACGCTTGGAAAATCCTTGCTTTGGATGCGACTATAGGTTTGGTTGCTTTTGTATATAAACAAGTATCAAACTAAATGATATATACTTTATTAGTAATAAAATGAAATCATTACTTTCATGTTTTCGCAAACCAGAAGTTGTGAATGAACCTCCAAAGTCTGAGAATCTGAGAAAAAGTATAGACAAATATGTTGATGACTTTAAAAAGGATATGAATGATAACATTCATTCACTATATTCCAACATAGTGGAAGAGGTTAAACTAGCCGTGTGTCATGAGAAACAGCAAGCCGACGAGTTTGCCGAGTTGCATAAGAAAATAAATGAATTAGAAATTCAAAAGAATAACATTGAACAACAGTTCATCCTTTTAGTGACTGGCAATTCGTCAGGTGATCATCGCTTATCCGTGGATAATGGGCGCGTCGTAACTACAACGGCATAACCTATTTGTGTCCCGTTATGTTTTAGCAGTTTGATCTCGAGTATAGTGCTATTTGTCTTGTTTTTTTGTTTTCTTCAGGTATTGCCTTTGGATCTTCTTTGCTTCCACAAGAGGAACAATACCTTCCTTTGTCTTTATAACAAGCTTGCGACCTTCTTTGCGCACTTTATATCGACGTCCTTTGAAAACAAAATACGTGTTGCTACCGCCTACAGCAGGCGGAATATAGCCAGGTGGAGGGTTGAATTTTAGACCACCAAGCTTTGGATGTGCATGTAGTTCACCGATTGCTGTTGCAACCTTGAAGGATACGTCTCTCAAAATATCTTGGAACTCATCTACAAACTCTTTTGTATCTAGCATGTAGTCTACCAAATTACTGGGGTCTATGCCATCAAACATATTTTGGATCGTATAGTCCTTTACGAGGTAATTGTGAAAGTCTTGTAGCACCCATGTCATAAGTTTGGTATAGGAATCGTAACTTGTATCAGTGTAGCTAATTATTGATGTAATTGTTCTGTCTATCAATTCTGATGATTCGTAGCTAGGATCAAACGCAAAACTAGGCTTAGTACTTTTAATCTGAGCCTCAATTTCATCGAAGCTCAATTGTTCGCTGTTCAAATTGTTGTGGATGTTCTTAGCCAGAGTTATTTTTTCGTCAATACTAGAATCTCGAAAGTAGAATTCCACTATAAACAATTTTATAAACGTTAATAGATTAACATCGAGTTCGCTTTTTAGTTCACCTGTGGTGGATTTGTAAAGTTCTTCATATTTTCTAAGTACTATAGAATGCATTGATGCCCGTGCTAATTCCATCATAGGAATATCTTTCGTTACTTTCTCCGTCAAAAATGTTAAAAATTCTATTACCTGCTCATTCTGCAAGTATTCACCTTGCGCACCTTCTTTTTGAAGACTTGCAGAGCTACCAATATATCTAACATACAATATTTGAAACAATGAGACTTTGTCTATATTAAAATAGTAGCGCTTGTGATTTGGATGCGACCTATCATATAATCCAACCATTCTAACCAAAAACTCGTCCAAGCAAACAACGATTTTGTGAAAATCGTGCACATGTATTATTTCGTCTGGTGTTCCGCCAAGTAATGGTTTGCTAATAGTTTCACCTAGGTATTTGATATATGGTTTCATTTTATCCACAAATGGAGCCTTGGTTTTTATTTTTTCGTAGTCAGGTTCAGAAAATAAAAATATTGATTTGCCAACTAATTGCTCATTCATAGCTTGTATAAATGCATGCAATGCAAGACCCCTTTCATTTATAACTGTTCTCGGATTCTTGAGCCGTATGATTGATTTGGCATACGCTATGAGCATTGAACTTGTAGAATTCATAGCATCGTATAACCGTTGTATTTGTGAGCCGTACCAATTTATTATTCTCAAGGAATGGCCGTTGGATGATAGATCTGTCGCCAATAGTTCAAACACCCGCCAACATGTGTTTATATATTCTTCTGCTGCTAATTTTTTATTTATGAACTCGTATTGATATAACAAGTTAAAGTTGCCCTCTATATCCCGCCAATTTCGATAACTCTCATGAGGTATTGTTTCACCATATCTGTAGTATACAGGCTGTTTGAGTGTTTCAATTGATTTCAGCCCTTCAATATTAAAAGCCTGCTCATGGGCAGCACTGCTGAAGAATAGCAAAACACTATCAAAATCGTAACAAATATGAACCTTTTTAGCCGTACTTGTTGATAAAGTGACATCAAAGGTAGGCGTTAAGCCTTTGTCAACGACTTTGACAAAATTGACTAGCAGTGTTAATGATTTTTCGAATGTTTCTTTTGCAGCCTCCTTTTGCTGCATACCAAACTCAATAGTTCTAAAAGGTTGTATGAATCTTCGGCTGACTTCTCCCATATCTTGAAGGTTCAGTGTACGAGAGCGGAATGCCTTGTTAAGAACATCGAGAAGTATTGGATTGCGATGCAGGTCTTTAAACGACTCTTTCCAAGCATGTATTTTGGCAAGAATCTCGGCAATGCTACTTTCATTTATTCCTTTAGTTGCTAGTGTTTGAAGGAAGTTCTCATAGTCCATCACCCTTTTCTCAGCTAGCAGTCGCAAAGCAAGCTCGGGATATTCTTCGCTTAATTTTGTCAAAAACATTTCAAGCGTTATGCCTGCAGGCAAATCTTTGTGTCCTTGGATTGATTCCAATAAATCATCAAAACTTCTAAATTCCTGTACAGGAGTTGCGGAAGCTCCATTCGCAGCAGCGGCATTTGCAGCCGCAGTCACTGCCGGGGCGGCGCGAGGACCCCCCAAGGAGATGGAAGA